TGACTTGTTTGAAAATAGACATGGCTAAAGCTCTTGTGTCAATCATTCTATTTAAAAAGCTCCAGTCATTTTGCATACCCAAACCGTTCATTAAAACATTTAAAATGTAAATGTCGTAGTTGAGAATATTCTGGCCAACAAGAAGAACGTCCTTATCGTAAAGAGTCTTTGCGAACTTTTGCCATACTTCCATAGGGGGCTTGGCCTTGCTCAAGTAGGTTTGTTTATTGAAGTTCGTAATCTTAGCTGCGCCTTCTGACATATTCAAATCTTCAAATAAAATGAATTCATCGTGTTCTTCGATAATGTCTTCTCCTTGGCAAATAATCCAAGAGAGTTGCCAAGGACGAGACGACGACAAAGACAAACCTTCCGTCTCTGTATCAAAGACGGCTATCTTTTGGTGCTTGTTGTTTCTTAAAAGTGTTTTCATTATTGAAACCATCCAGTTACGGATATTCTTTTCTTTTTGATTTGCGGGTTAATGTGAGATACAAAATGAGGGATTCCGTTGTAATTAGGAATATCGAAAATAACAAGATTATTGAATTTAGGAGTTATGGTTTTGATAACCTGAAATCCTGTTTCATCGGTAATGTTTAAATTGCCTCCGTATTCAGGTTTCCAGTTTTTAGCTAAATTAAAAACAAAGCCAATCTTGCCTTTTGCTTTGTCGTGATGAGGAGATAAAAAACAACCGTCTGTATATCTAGCCGCAAAAGTTTCGTTTGATCTGCTTATTTGATGATTGGTTATAATTGAGATCGTGGTCAATAACTCTTGGCTGTTTAAGAATTGATCGAAAAGACAAAATTCACATTTGCAACTATCAAAATGTTTTCCAACGGTTCTGTCAAACGAATAAGAAAAAATATCTTTAGATAAAGACTGATTAGCTAAATCAGTCAGAGAATTGATTTGTTCAGTATTAGAACTGAATCTCCTAAGATTAATAACATTTGGGTAATCTTTTGTATTTACGAATATGCTTCTAGACCACCAATCTTCTTGCATCCCACCATTAAGAAAAGAGAAAATCTTTTCAGCGCTTTCCTCTTCCAAGAAATTTTCTATTTGAACAATTTTCTTTTCAGAGTATTCCTGCTGAAATTTTTCTAAAATTAGATTTTGATTGATTTTCATTTTGATTCTTTCCAAGATTGAAAACAGAATTCTCTGCTGGCGCAACCGTTAAGTTCTGGAGCCGACAAGGTTTGGAACTTACCCATACGGCGATTACAAGCTATCTTGTAAGTTACCCAAGCGTCGTAATCACTTCTGTTCTTGTAGTAAATTGATTTGGTTTCAATGATGTTGCCTTTTTTTGCGTAACATGAAACAAAATCGGCAATATGCTTATCGAAAGGAAGTTTATTGTTCTCTACGAAATATGTATGATCATGTTTATCAATAAAGTCAGGAATACAATGCGAAAAAGTATAGTTGTTATTCCAGATATATGAGTCGTAAAAAGGGATAACCAGATGAACATCTTTTGTAATTAGGCTGCTTAAATCTTCGCTTGAGATGAAGCCATCTTTTACGGCGTTGGTAAAAGTATAGATTCTGTTTACTTGCTTAAAACCTTCGTCGTTCAAAGCGAAAAGAACGACTTTGTGTTTTGAGTTGTCAAGCGGATCATAACTGTTGGAGACGGTTATTCTAATTCCAAACTTGAGCGAAAGCTTGTTAGCTTTGCAAGCTTTAAAAGCTGAGAGAAATCCGGTAAAAGAATCTTCGACTAAGAAAACTTCTTTCAAACCATTTTCTAAGGCGATAGAAATAATGCTGTCTGGTCCATCCTCTTTTTGCTTCTCTGGTTCGGCCAGAGTTAAAATGCTTTTTCCAACGGAAAAGTGAGACTTGAATAGCGGGATCATCTCGCCATCATTCACAGATTTTTACAGATGTCAAGACTTATTGTGCCTTGGACATCCAGCATAATGCTCTTTTGTAACCTTGTCGGTTTCTTTTGCCACCTTGAAAGCTTCGTCCTTGTCCTCTTCGGAAAATGTTTTGAGAATGTTGTTATCCTTATCTCTAACGGCGTAATAATTGTAAGCGAACTTATATGGACAATGCCACATCGGATTGCCGTCCTTCTTCAAATGACCTTTGAATTTGGCAAAGCCGCAGGAAAGCTTGCCGCTAAACGAGCCATCAGACGGAATTGGTTTGTCAGCAGCAAAGTTTGAGTGTGCGTCTGCCTCTGAAAAATTATCAATTACTTTTTGGATTTCGCAAAGATGATCTTCAAAATCAGAAAGCTCTTGATCTGACAAAGCTGGCATCGTCAAAAGACCCTCTCCGCCATGAGAAACGTCAAACTTCAAGAACAAAAACTCCATGTTGACTTTATGATCTGGATTAAGTTGTTTTGAAGCAAGCGTGTACATCAAATGCTGCAAGTTATCCTCGGCGTCTTTGCCAGCAAAAACAGCTTTGCTAGTTTTGTAATCTCTTACGGTAGATGAGTTATCCGAATAAACGAACTGACGATCAATAAAACCTTTGATGCGGTATTTTTTATTATTTTTATCTACCACAAGATCGAACGACCTTTCATTGAAGTCTTCGACTGGTTTTTGTTTCTTATCGCCAAAGAAATCGTACTTCAAGCCAACAAGAGTCATTTCTCTAATCAGCTTGAGGTTATCAGGGTCAGATACTCGATTTCTACGGGCACGCTTTAGCGTAAGAGATTTAATCGAAGGAACAGCAAATGGATCTCCTTCTTTGATTATTTTATTAACGTACTTCTTTCTTTTCGGATTAGAAAGCATTTCGAGAATCAAGTGAACAACGTCGCCACGATTTGCGCCGTCATTAGACGAGTCTGGGAGCTTCAAGACATAGTTGCACCAGTAAGACCAGCTACATTTATCTAAGGTCTTTATTCGGCTTGCGGATAAAGCTGTGAGAGGTTTAACTGATGGACTCATTTAGTTCTTCCGCTTTTTTGATTAAATTCTGTGGGAAATTATTTTGAACTGCGATTTCGTAAATCTTTTTGATTTGAGCTTCTCTTTTCACGGTTTTATTTTCCCAAAGAGTAAATAAATTGTCTTGGCCTTCAAGCGTCAATAGATTCATATCGCTAAAATCATTAGCAAGAGGAAGTTTGATTTGAAGTTTCGTGTGGTCAAAAACAGAGCAGAGTTGTAAGTAAGACTTGCAAGACGAAACTAATCCGTGATTCAACTCGCTAGTTGCGTCATTATTGTAGGCGATAATGATTTTATCTGGATTAAGTTCCACAAGTGTTGAGCAAAGTTTAGATGAGATTCCTAGCCCAAAGGTTACTAGATTATTTGCGTAGCCGTTTTCAAAGAGAGCCATACTGTCTCCAATGCTCTCAACGATAATAACAGTTCCAGTTTCTGCGATTTTCTCTCTAACGATTTCTACGCCACCACGCTTAACGTGAAGCGGGTAAACCCAATTTGTCTTTTTGCCTAAATGCTTCCATTTTGGGAACGTGGAGTCTTTATTCCAAATGGTAGCTCTAGCAGAAAACCCATGAATCTCTCCTTGAGAGTTGTAAATTGGGAAAACGATTCTTCTGAAAAGCTGACCAGCGGTTGCGTAACCGCATTTATAAAAGTTAAGGGTATCTGGAGAAATCATCTTCTTGGAATAGAAGTCCAAATGAGGAAGAAGATTCTCTAGCATTGATTCTGGATAGATTTTTTCCATTTCGATTTTCTCTTTAACTTCGTTAGATATGATATTTTGAAGATCAAATTTTACATACTTATCTATGACTGAATCATCTTTTGTGTTTAGCGTAAGAGAAATGAGCCTTTTGATTGGATAGCTTTTATCTCCATCAGCAAAGTCAGTCCACACTCCGCTGTTCTTGTAGATCTTTAAAGCGGTAGAGTTATCTCCTCCACGATAAACAGCAGCGGCACGCCAATAACTACCAAAGTCTCTAAGATTATAACCTAGAGACTCAAGCGAGCTTTTAAGCTGCGTTGGGTCAACTATTGAAGTCTGGGACATCGTCCGGTTCATTTGTAGCTTCTGGTCTGGTTATTCCTGTATCCATTGAGCGAACAATATCGCGCAGATCGCCGTGCTCGGTAACGTCAAAGTTATTGAAACGAAGATTAATGAAATTACGGCGAAGGTTTCCATCTGGCATACGAACAGGTTCAACTGCCCCTGCAATGTCAGAACCTAAGAAACGATTCTTAATAAAGATTAACTTGTGAGTGCCAAATGCGTCTCCATCTTCCATTCTTTCGTCGATAGTTTTGTGACGAAGAATAGCCATGTGCGAACAATAGTGAACGATGCGGTCAGACATAGATACGATACTTTCATCATCGTTAATGTCGCTAGAGTTACGATTTGTAGTTACGCCGCTTCTGTTAGACTGAACAGAAGTAAACATAGCGACTAAAGGTTTGTGATCTTGAACCAAATCGCGCTGAATTGTTTTCTTAAACTTATCAAGCATATTACCAATAACCTGCCACTCTGATTTATCTTTATCTGAATCAGCAGAAGGTTTGATATAGTCGAAGCTGAAAATCATCTTGTTGCCGCGACCAATCTTTGAGTAATAGAATCTCTTGAGAGTATTGACCATCTGATCTGTCGTCATGCCGCCAACATTATAGTAATAGAACTTGAGGTTCTTTACCTTGTTCCAAGTCAAACGAACGCGATCAACAATATCAGGCCCAGCTTTGCGCCAAAGACCGCTTTCAAGAAGGTGGACAGGAACATGACTCAAGGCCGCGCATTGACGCATGATAACTTCTTCTTTGCTCATTTCGCCATTATCAAAATGGAGAACTGGAACATCGTATTGAGCAGAAACCTTTGTGCAGAAATTTAAAGAAAGAAGAGTTTTACCAACGCCAGAGCGAGCGACGATGACAGAGATATTACCGGGTCTTAAAAGGGAACCATAAATCTTATTAACTGTCGGGAATGGACCCATAAGACCAAATTCAGTAATAGGGTTATTACCGCGCTCTTCAATGATTGACTCCATTTCTTCAAAAATGTTAACAGGCTTTTCGTCATTATTCTCATATAAATTAATTGTTTTATTAAAAGAAGAGTCAGCTTCTTCAATGATCTTTTGGTAAGAGGCGTCTGGAGCCATCCTTTTCATCTTGTCGGCTACATCTAAAGCAGACTTATGAATTGTACGGCGAATAGAGTATTTCTTAATCTCTTTTGCCGCAGCGATTGCAGTTGTCGGATTTGTTTTTCTGATGGCTAAAGAACGACAGTAATCAAATGTATTGATATTGTCTTGAAAGGAAACGCCGATCTCCTTAATTCTTTGAGCTATAATAACTTCATCTATCTTCTCGTTGGCTTCTAGGCACTTACGAATGATATGATAAATAGTTTTGTGTACGACAGTTGACTCGGAATAAAAATCAGACTCAGATACAAAGTCGCAGACTTCTGCGTAAGTATCTGGATGCTGGATTAATCCCGCGAGGAACTGTTGTTCTACTTCTAGTGAATAAAGCATTATTCGTTATCGTCTGAAATTTCGGTGGAGTTTTCGGAAAGCCATTCTTCGATAGCTTTCTTAAGACCTAATGATGTTAAAACTGAATCAAAGCGAGTATAAATTTGAGGAGTGCCATTTTCAGAGCAGATGCACAAGACAACGCCCTTGTAAGAATCCGCGCCTCCAGACATTTCGTAGATTTGGGCTACCATTTCGACTGGAAATTTGAATTCTTTGTTTTCGTTATCTTTTTTGTCTTTGGCTTTCTTCATAGTTCTACTCCTTGTTTTGAGAAAATCTCGTAATTGATTTCCTCGTCTTCGTAAATCTCTACGAGCACAATTCCATTTGTCAAGCAAAACTTCATCTTTAAATCGTCTCTCTTTAACTGCGCGAGCCAGTTAAGGCGATTATTGTTGTGAAAAAACTTATTGAACTGCTGGTGCTGCTTGCCTTGAACCTCTACCGCGATTTTTTTGTTAGCGTTGTAGAAGTCTAAAGACAAGCGCGTACCAGCAACACGAAGCTCTTCAAAGACAATGTCGTGTTTCCAATAAGAGGATAAAAACTGTTTTACCCTCCATTGGACTTTGCTTCTGGACTTGGCGTCCCAATTAATTAAGAAGTTTTTGGCATTTTTAATTAATTTTTCTTTGCCATTAAGCGTCTTGAATTTCATTTGAAGGATCGCTCGAAATCATATTCACAAAATGCTTGTGAAGAATTTTCGTTAACTTTTCATTACCTTCGATAAATGAGAATAGAGCGTTTTCGCCTTGGAACTTTTCTGGAATCTCAACCTTGTTAGACGCGCAGATTTCCTTCAAGTCTTCGGAGATATAGTACCAAGCCCCAGAGCGTTCTACCATTTCCCAAGTTAAGAGCATATCTACGATTTCTTTTTCCAGCCAAACAGAACGTCCATTAGTGCGTCCATACTTGATTGGATAAGTAATGCGGTTCTTGCTCTTTTCGTTTGGACTCTTCTTGATGTAGATTTTGCAGTAATGCCCAATAATAGGATTTTTCACTGGGTCTGATTTCTTGATTGATGGGTCTTTAAGGATAACGTCCCCTTCAAAACGAGGTTCAAACTCAAAGATAAAATTGGCGAAGTGCAGTAAAGCATTGCCGCCAGTAGCGGACGTTTGACGAATTGGGGCTTTGCTGTATGGGTCAAGTTGAATATCGCTTCTGACCTGAGAAATGAAAATAGCCATATGCCCACGTTTAGTCAGACCGATAGACATACGCTTCATGAAGTCAGCCGCGATTACTGCGCCGCCAGCAACTTTCTTGGAGTCTTCAAAGTTCTTGTCTAAGTCTCCCTTAGAAATAAGGCCATCCACAGAATCAAGGACAAACATATACTTGGCCTTGTCCTCATTGAATTGAACTAACTGGCGCATTGCGTCAACGGCGGTTTCGTAGATATTGCACTCAAATACGAAACAGGTTCCAACGTCCCAAGATTCGGCGTCGAAAACAAACTTAACGCCAGAGCGTTTTTGCATCTCGTCGGAAAGGCGACCTTCCGCTTTGATAAAAA